CACATTCTTTTTCCAGGCACGCATCTGATTTACCAATTCGGTTTATACACTTCAACATGGAAGTTAAACCAACAATATATCAAAACCCAAAAGTTGAGATAGTGTGAAGTATAGGATAAGATTCAACAAGTCCAGAGGACAGCCTGGAAGAGGCACGTTAGATCATGCTTGGCGGGTTTTTGAGGGCGATAAAGAGTATTTGGTTAAGAACGTTAAGATTAATGTTTTTTGCTATAGCGAGCGAGAGGGTGAGGATTGGAATATGTGTTGTGATGGTACGTTAAAGTTAGACAGAGAAACATCGACAGCGATTATTGAATAATGTCATTTTTAAAACTTACTTTTAAACCTGGGATTAACAGGGAAAAGACTCAATATGCATCAGAGGGCGGGTGGTATTCGAGCCAGCTTGTGCGTTTTCGCCAGGGTTTTCCTGAAAAGATTGGCGGTTGGACGCAGTATTCAGCTAATACATTTCTAGGTGTTTGCCGTTCTCTTTGGAATTGGTTTACTTTATCTAACATTAGTTATATTGGAGTAGGAACAAACCTAAAGTTTTACATTACCAGCGGTAATTTTTATTACGATATTACACCAATTCGTACAGTTAATTCACTTACCAATCCATTTACAACCACTAGCGGGAGCAAGTCTGTCAAGGTTACAGATGCTAATAGTGGATTTATGGTTAATGATTTTGTTACGTTTTCTGGTGCAACGGCTGTAGGCGGTCTTACGCTTAATGGCACATATCAGGTTACAACAGTAACGTCTGGTACAACTTATACGATCACAGCGGCAACAGCGGCAACAAGCAGTGCTGGCCCTGGAGGCGGCACAGTATCAGCATCTTACCAGCTTAATACAGGACCAGCTTACGAAGTTGCATTTAATGGATGGGGCGCTGGAGCTTGGGGTGGAGGTACATGGGGTAATGGTAATACAGTTCTTCAAGCTTTACAGATTTGGAATCAATACAACTATGGCCAAGACTTAATTTACGGTCCAAGAGGTAGTGGACTTTATTATTGGACGGCGGCAAATGGAACGGGTACGCCAGGGGTTAACCTTAACACGCTAGGTGGTACGGTTACTATCTCTATAGGTTCTCCAGCGATTATTGTTTCTAACTTAACTTTGCCAAATGGAAGTTCTATTACGCTTGCAACAACGGGCGCTTTACCAACTGGGTTATTTACGGGTACTCAGTATTATGTAGTTAACGCGTCTGGTACGCAGTTTAATGTGGCTTTGGCTCAGTATGGAACACCAATCAATACGTCAGGAACGCAGTCAGGAACGCAGTCTATTGCGATACTTGGGGATGTGCCAATATTCCAGAATAACATTATTGTGTCCGATGCGTCTCGGTTTGTTTTGGTCTTTGGGTGCAACAATGTTAATTCAGCGACTATAAACCCAATGTTGATACGTTGGTCAGACCAGGCTAATCCTTATGTTTGGTATCCATCTATTACCAACCAAGCGGGCGGTCAAACGCTTTCGCACGGCTCACAAATTGTAACGGTCATTCAGACTCGTCAAGAGATTTTGGCTATTACGGATGCGGCGGTTTATTCTGTACAGTATGTTGGTCCTCCATTTGTTTGGGGAACTCAACTTATGGGTGAGAATATCTCTATTATGGGACCGAATGCGGCAACGCTTGCGGCGGGTATTGTGTACTGGATGGGGCGCGATAAGTTCTATATGTACACGGGTCAGGTTATGACTTTACCATCTGATCTTCGTAGATTTGTATTTCAAAACTTAAACCAAAACCAAGCTCAACAGGTTTATGCCAGTACGTCTGAAGCTTTTAACGAAGTTTGGTGGTTCTATGTGTCAGGAACAGGCACGCAGATCAATGCATATGTTGTTTATAACTATGTTGAGCAACTGTGGTACTACGGGTCATTGGCAAGAACGGCGTGGTTAGATACGGGATTACAGTCATCTCCTGTTGCGGCAACGTACAACGGTTATCTTGTTAACCAAGAAAGCGGTGTTGATGATAATGAAACGGGTACACCAGCGGCTATGGATTGCTACATTACATCTTCTGAGATTGATATTGCTCAAGAAAAGGGTGAGCGGTTTGCTTTTGTAGATAAGTTACTACCAGACGTAACATTTACTGGGTCTACAGCGGGCACAACACCGCAAGCTACGATGACTATTTATCCTTTGAATGCTATGGGTTCAGGTGTAGGCACGCCAAACTCGCCGCAAGTTAACTATATAGCGTCTGTAAACCTTACTGAAGAATTTACAAATTATGTGTATGTACGCATTAGAGGCCGCCAATTGATAATCAAGATGGAATCCAACAAGATTGGAACAAATTGGCAATTAGGATCACCTTTGATGAGCATTAGAGCGGATGGTAGAAGATGATACCTGTTAACCCAATCCCTCCTAACCTGCCCTTTGCTCCTGATCCATATTCAAAACAATGGATGGACCAGTTTGAGAAAGTATTGCAGTTGTATTTTTCTCAACTTAATGCTATGAATGCAACAACAATTGGACAAATATCAACAAATCAGACATTGATTTGGCTGGGGGTTTAATGGCTAATTATCAAAACGTAACACCTAATCAACTTGGTCAGCAAGCCGTAACAACCAGTTATACGACACTTTACACTGTACCAAGTAACGTTAGAACTTATGTAAAACAAATTGATATTTGTAACACTACAAATGGTGCTTTAGGTATTTACATATCTTTAGTTCCATCTAATGGTACAGCGGGCGCTTCTAATGCTTTGTACTATAACCAATCTGTATCTGCAAATACAACACTTTCATATCAAGGCATACAAATACTTTTACCTGGTGCAACTGTGCAAATTAAGGGAAGTTCTACTGGTTTAACGGTAACTGCTAGTGGCGGTGAGGCGGTGTAAATGCTAAAATTTCATCTAAATTAAGGGGATAAGCATGGGCTGTTTTTTTAGCGGTTTAACAAGCGGGAGTTCGGCGATAGGCCAGCTTGGAAAAAGCGTGGGCATTTGTGGCCGTCAAGCTATTTCCAACCCTGTTGTAGATGCTATAGGAGGAGCCGCATTAGCTTATTTTGCACCAGAATTATTAGGAGCTGGTGGTTTAGGTGGATTAACTGGCATGGGTGTAGCGGCCAATGCTGGTCTTGTTACGGGTGGAATTGTAGGATTATCCACGGGTAACTTAAGTAAGGGATTAAGTGCTGGATTGGCAGGATGGGGTGGAGCTGGTATAGAACAATCATTGGAGCAGTATTCAATTCCAAGCGCAAAAAATGCAGTTAATCCTTCAGTAGGTTATACCAGTACAGGTCAGCCTTGGGCAAGTAATACTGCCATGTCTTCCGAAGTTACTCCAGGTTCTGCGGTGATGAATCCTTCGGCATCTGGAGCCACTCCTTATGCATCTACGGCCACACCTGCCCCTGTTGCTAATGCTTCTGCCGTTACAAATGCAACTAATAACCCAAGTATGTGGCAAAAAGCTAAATGTTTTATTGCAACATCTTATGCTGAACATCCTGGTTATACAGTAGCCGCAGGTTTAGGTGCTGTTGCATTGGGAGCTCAAGCGCTGAAGAAAGCGGCTCAGCCTAACACAATTGCGGCGGCTACAAGCCCTCCGTCTAATGTAATTCGCCAGTATTCATATAATCCTTATACTGAAAAATTTACGCCTACAACGGTTACAAATGCATCCAACTTTGGTAGTTCTAGTTTTAATCCTGGTCAAGGTAACGCCAATGGCGGTATTGTTGCTCTTGCTAATGGTGGTGCTGTTGCTTTTGCCAATGGTGGTAGCTATAACAAACCAGTAGAGTGTGGATTTTCTGATTTAACAAGTAATTTACAAAGTGAATTAATTGATGCTCAACGTAATCAATGTAGAGCAGAGGAGTCTGGATGCTGGGGCAATCAACAAATGTGGATAACTAGGCAACAAGGCATACAACAACAACTTGATAATCTCTCAAATCCTAAAGGTGTTTTAGAGGATAGATCAAGTTATAACGGTTGTTATAACGCTTGTAGGAATGTTGCTCCACCTCCAGATACAACACCTCCACCTCCAGATACAACACCTACGCCTCCAGTGCAACAAGTTGCACCCCCGCCAGAGCAACAAGTTGCACCTCCAGCACCTGGAATAACTGCATTACAAGATGTAAATAATCCACCTGTACAAGCGCCTCCTGCGTTTGTGCCACCTACGCCTGTTGCTCCTCCAGAACCGCCTCCAGCGCCGCCTCCAGAATTGCCTCCAGAATTGCCTCCAGCGCCGCCTCCAGAACAGCTTGTACAGTCTCCATTTACAGGCGGTATAACAACGTTACCTGCAACGACAATTCCTAATCCAACGACACCTACAGAAATGCAGGTTCCAATTGGTCCTACAGCGCCTGCACCTGTGGTAACGCCTGCACCTGTGCTTCCTCCATCACAAATGCCACAAGCTCCAGATCAAGGGGTTGGCGGCATTACAGGTCCTGGGGTTGTGGGTGGTGGTACAGTTATTAATCCAAATGGTTCTGTTACTCAGTCTCCTAAAATTCCTGGCATACCCGTAGGTGGTTTTACAGGTATTTCTTCTTTGTTAAATGCTTATCAAATGGGCGGCGGTAGTTTGGGTAATCCTATTAACGTTCCGACCACAATGGATCAGTTTAATACAGAATACAACACGGTTTCTGGAGATAGTAAGGCGGCTTATGATTTCCTTATGGGCAAGACAACTCAGCCTAGAGTTACAACAGCTTCTATACTTCAAAAGCCATACGCGGTTTCTGTAGGTGCTTCTAAGCTTGGCCCAGAAGGAGCATCAAACTCTTATCAAAGCCCAACACCTAATCAAATTACAGTTCCTTCTGATGCTAAACAAGTGCAGGGTTCTGTATATGTTTCAAACGGAACGAACTATTTATCAGATGGAACCATAGTTACGCCGTACCAAAATGGTCAATATACGGACCAGTACGGATATATTTATGATGCATATGGTAGACCTATTGGCTCTGTGCCAGGTCATGCCAACGGCGGTTTGCTTGGATATGCACAAGGCGGTATGCCTGTAGGTCATTTAGGAGGATATTCTGATGGAGGTCGTTTACTGCGTGGTCCAGGCGATGGTGTCTCTGATTCAATTCCTGCAACTATTGGTGCTCATAACCCTGAGCCTGCCCGTCTTGCTGATGGTGAGTTCGTGGTTCCTGCTCGAATCGTGTCTGAGCTTGGCAATGGATCGACTGAAGCAGGAGCTCGCAAACTTTATCAAATGATGGATCGTATTCAAAAGAATAGAGCACATTCAGTAGGCGATAACAAAGTTGCTGTTAACTCTCATTCTGAAAAATTTTTACCTGCATAAGGAATAAACATGGTTTGCCCTACCCAAGTCAATTACACAACAACGTCAGTACCTGACTATATTGCACCGTGTTTAACTTCCCTTATGGGCAAGGTTAGATCGCTAACTTGTACATCTGCAAACCCATATATGCAGTACCAAGGGTGTACTGTAGCTCAGTTCAGTCCATTGCAACAAGAGGCGTTTCAGAATGCGGCAACGATGCAGACTTCTGGGCAATTGAAGTGTGCTACGGCAATGGCAGGTCAGGCTGGTCTTGCTGGACTAAATGCAGGGTATACATACAATCCTTATTCAGCATCTCAAATTAACGCTCCATCTGTTACTGGTGCTCAATTACAGGGTGCTCCGCTTGCTAATGCGGCGCAAATGCAAGGACCTGGTAACGTATCTACAGGTAACTTTACAAATCCTGGTACTGCAATGCAGTATATGAATCCGTACTTACAGGCATCTCTTGCACCTCAAATTGCAATGATGCAACAGCAACAGGCTCAGCAACAGCAACAAAACCAAGCATCGGCAGTAGGTCAGGGTGCGTTTGGTGGTACACGCTGTGCTGTGTTAACGGGTGCTCAAAACCAAGCAAATCAGATAGCTCAACAAAATCTAGTTGGTAATGCTTATAACCAGGCTTATAAGTGTGCCGAAGCTCAATTCTCCACTTGCCAAGCTAGAAACCTACAGGCTCAGCAAGCCAACCAGGGAATGAATTACAACACTGCATTACAAAATGCACAGATGCTACAGCAGTCTGGTTTAGCAAATCAGTCGTTGATGGGTCAATATGGACTTCAGCAAGGCCAGTTTAACCAAGCGGCCAATTTGGCTGATTTACAAGCTAACTTAACTGCTCAACAATCTAACCAATCTGCAAATCAAGCGGCGGCTAATCTCAATGCTCAGCAGGGTCAGTTTGGTGCTAACTTAGGTATGCAGGGTATCAATGCGGCAAACACTGCGGCAAATACGCTTAATACTTTAGGCAATTCTCAATACAACCAAAACTTAGGTATCACTGGTGTTCAGTCTCAGATGGGCGCGGCTCAGCAACAGCAAGCTCAAAACGTATTGAATCAGCAGTATCAGTGTTATCTTAATTACAAGAACTATCCTTATCAGCAACTTAGTTTCCAGTCCAATATTTTGCATGGATTACCCATGACGAATACAACATCGCAAACCTATACAGCGCCGCCTTCTACGTTATCGCAAGTGGCTGGTGCGGGTATTACGGCCGCTGGATTGGGTGCGTTTAAGTCTGCAAAGGGCGGTGCTATTAAAGAAAAGAAACGAAAATCAAACGGCCTTGTTGATTTAGCTATAGCTAAGATGGGATAAATATGTTTAATCCAAGCACTACACCTTTCCAGCCTGGTCAAATAGATCAGACTATGGCTATGTTATCTAGCCTAAAAGACCAGGGCAAGCTACAACAATATGTGATGCAACACCAATGCAATCCTAACCTTGTTGCACTTGCGTCCCAAGTTAACTCTATGAGTCAACAAGCGCCCCAGCCTACTCCTCAAGGCACGGTCAAAGATCAGGCTATTCAGCAAATGGGCAATCCTGCGCAACCTGGACAACCCACACAACCTGTTGATCCAGAAGAGCAATTAAGACAAGCTATTGATGAAAGTATTGCAAATAAAGATTTTGAAACAGCAAAAAAGTTAATCAATCGTTTGAAAGATATTGACAAGATGGAGCCTGCGGAGCCTATGGTTCCTGGTGGCGGCGCTTTATCTGGGGATAATCCTAATATGCCAACGGGTGCGTCACCTACGCCGCTTCCAGAGGATCAAGGAATTGGTACGTTACCAGCTCAAAATTTACAAGGAATAGGCCATGCTAAAGGTGGAATTATTGGTTATGCTGGTGGTGGTAGCACTTATAAACCATTAACAGACGAAGACATTTCTGCTGTACTTAATCCAACAGATAAAGAAGGAAAGAGCACGCTTATAAATCCTCAGCAATTGCAAACGCAACAAGAGGCAATGGCTAAAGAAAAGAATCAACAAGTAGAGTCTGATTACAATCCGTTTGTACAAAGGATGGCTCAAAAACAAGCCAAACTCAATGCTAATTCTGAAAACAATTTAAGCACAGCATTGTTAACTGCTGGTCTTGGAATGATGGGCGGCACTTCACCTCATGCAATGGTTAACATTAGTCAAGGTGGATTAAAAGGGCTTGAGACTTATACGGCCGCACAGAAAGCTGACCAACAAGCACAAGATGCTTTAGATAATGCTAATTTGTCGCTTATGCAAGCTAAACGCGCCGAAAAAGCTGGTAACTATCGTGATGCCGCTTTACTTATGGATACGGCTCAAAAACAAAATGATGCTAGGGTTTCTCACGGTCTTGCTTCGTTACAACTTAAAGATACATCTCAATACCATAAAGAAGAATCTATTGCCAAGAGAATACAACTTGGTAATGAAGCGGCTAAAATTCAAGCTGATAAAGAATGGCATCAATTGTATTATGGTAGTAAAGGCGGCCCAGAAAGCGCTGAACAAAAAGAAGTTGACAATTTATTTATAAGACAAACTGCAAAAGCGGCGGCAGATAGAGACGCATTAATTAAACAAGGCCTTCCATCTAGTGTTTCAAAGATTAATGCTTTAAGTGCTGAAATAAATCAAATTGCTGACAATCTTTACGGTTCTAGGCCGCATTTACAACACCCTGGTTATCAAACAACATACGATCCAAAAGCGGCTCAAACACAGTCTAATTTCTTTAGTCCAGATGTTCCTGGTACATTACAAGCTATGCCAACACAAAAACCACCACCAGTAGTTCCAAGACAAGTTATACCTGGAGCAACTGGATTACCAACAGCCCAAGAAGCTGGTGCGCCAGGATGGTCTATTAAACCAATTCAGTAGGAGCTAAGATGCCTCGTTATGAAATAACTTCGCCTGATGGTCGTAGGTTTGAGGTAACAGCGCCAGAAGGTGCAACGCAAAACCAAGTCTTGGCTTATGCGCAAGCTAACTTTGGAGCTCCTGCTAGTAAAGGCACTCCTGGTCAAATGGCTGTTGAGGACAATGCCTTATATGAAGATGCTACAAATCCATTGCAAGGCATTCAACAAGTTGCACCTACACAGGCGGGGCAACAAATAAAAGCGCCTGTAATTCCAAACCCAGTGCAACAAGTTGCACCCCAAGAACCTAAAGAAGAACAGCCTTGGTATTCTGGTATTGCCAAGTTTGGTCAAGATCAACAAAAGAAACGTGAACAACTTACCAAAGCCGCAGTTCCATTTGCACAAGATGTTGGAGCCGCTATTGCCGCAACTCCTTTGGCATTTGAGGCAGGAGCTCAAGCATTGTCTAAAGGTTCAGATCCTAAAGCCTTAACGGGAAATGATTGGAAGCACGACTTTATTGCCGAACAACGTGCTTTGGTTAAAAAGAATGCTGAGAATCCAGAACTTAAAGATGAATATCTATTAGGTGTTGACAGAGCTAAGATTAGAAATTTACCACAAAATGTGGCATTTTCTGTATTATCTATGGGATCGAGCTTAGCAGGTGCGGCAGTTGGATTAGTTATTCCAGTTCCACTTGCAACTGAAGCAGGTGCGGCGGCGGCAGGTGCGGCGGCGGCTTATCGTATGGATACCAATGGATTCTTACGCGATATAAGAGAAAAATCAGATGATCTTTCTATAAAGGCAACAGGCAAACCATTGACTGATGAGCAATGGCTTAAAGTAGCAAAAGATTACGAATCATTAGTTAGAGAACACGGCGCATGGGAGGCACTCCCAGAAGCCATAGGAAATGTAATTGGTATTAAATTAACTGGGGCTATATTCAAAGAAGCAGGCCAAGGACTTATGGGCGTGCTCAAGTCTTTTGGTGCTGGCGCGTTAGAGCTCGTAAATGAGCTTGGCACAGAAACCATCACACAGATTGGTCAGCACAATACTGAGCTTGCCGCTGGAGTTAATGACGATCCTAACGCTAAACCAAGATCATTTACCAATCCTGATGATATTTGGAAGTCTGCTAAAGAAGTAGCGCCAGATGTTCTTTTATTGACTGGTGCAATGAGCGGTGGAGCTCAC